CTGTATGTGTACCATCAGTACCACCAGTACCAGCAGTTTTAATTTTTACAACATTTATTGCGCCATCAGTTGCAGCAGAAGAAACTGTACTATCTGTTGCGACTGCCATAAAATCTGTTGATAAGAAATTTGTTTGTTGAGCAGCAGATAAAGAATACATATATTTCCATTTGTATCCATCACCAGTTGCTAAAATAGTTACGTCTGTACCAGTAGGTTCTACTGTTGAATTAGCACCACTATTATTATCTAAACATTTGTAAACATGATTAGCGCTTGATAGTACATAAAAAGTAGAATCCCATAAAGTTGAAGCACCACTATCTGATGTTTGAGTAGTAGTTGTTCCTGTAATTCTGTTTCCGTAATCGTGTCTATAATAATCATAGACTGTACCTGTTGCCCAATTTCTTCTTGGTATTGCATATGATACATCAGAACTTGTTACTCTTTTTGCTGCTAAAAGATCATCAAAATAGTAAAATTCGTCTTGTACTGAATCGACTGGAGTAAGAGGAGATGCATCTGATCCCTCGTTAGTTGTTCTACTATCACCTCTAGTTAAAGTACCAAAGGCTTGTGGTCTTCCAATACCCAAATAGTAGATATTTGGAGACGCTTCTGAAAAAGATTCACTAAATTGTTCTGCGTTGTGAATCCTAAATTTGTTTGTTACAATTGCTGGCATATTTTCCTCTTAAACTTAATTATATTTATACATCTTTTTAATAACTAATTGAAATTTCAGTTGGATAACTTAAATATGTTTTTAAATTATCATTGTTATAATCTTGTATTTGTACACCTGTACCGTCTAATGTACTATTTGTTCCTATAATTCTATGATCTGCCCAATTTACCATTTTCATTGTTGATATATATGAGGCCACAGTTGAGTCATTTCCAACAGTACCTGATTGTACATTTGGGTGGTTTGGACTAAACATATTATCAGTTCCAAATGGATTATCGTATATATCTAATGTTTTCATACGTGGTCCGCAATATGCATAACCATATTTGTATTCATTACCTCTAATAGTAATTTTTGCAATAGAAGGTATTTTTAGTGTCATTGTTTTATTCAATGTCAAATCTCGTGTATTTGGTGTAAAGTGTTCACTTGTACTATCTGTAAAGTCTGGATCAACACCTAATTCTGGGTTTGATCTTAAAGTTGTACCATCTGTTGTTGTACCTAATCTTCTACCAAAGATAGTTGAGAATAATGTGTTTATAATTAATGCAACTTGTTCATAGTCTATACCTGTATTAATACCTACAGTGTTTTTAATTTGAGCAGATATTTGTGTTTGTATATCTACTTGACCTGTAAAATAGAAACCAGATGTATGCATAGTCTTTTTAAAACTATCTCGCCAGTCATTAATTGTACGACCAACTTTTATAACATAAGAGAAGTCTTGGTAGTATAAACTATCTTGTATTCTCATTGCTGTTTCTGAAACCCAACCATCTTGGTTTATAAAAGTACCAGCAGTATCAACAACTGAACCTATCGTCATAGTTGCTGTACCTAAATCGTTTTTTTCAACAGTGGCAGTAGCACCACCACTAGATGTAATTGATGTGTTTTCAGCAAATTGTCCTGTTGGGCTTGAAACTTTTAAAATACCTGTTCCTGAAGTATAAGATACAATTGTTGCTGTAACTACTGTAGAAGAAATATCCAACCCTGTAATAGTATCACCTACAGCAAAAGAACCTGATACACCTGAAATAATTAAATAACTTGGTAATAATAATGTTGGTGGCGATGGTGACGCTTGATATTCTGCGCCTGATCCGATAATCTTTAATCCTAATATTCTGCCTATCTCTGTACCATAAGCATAAACAACAGCACCTGACCCATTCGTATCATCTACTTCAACTGTTGGTAATGATTGATAGTTATTTCCATTTGATATAATTCTTATATCTGTAATATCACCTGAACCAGTACCACTTTCTTGTACAATTTTATTTCCTGTGTATGGGTCGCCTCTTGTTGTTTCGTCTTCTAATACAATATGATCTTCTGTTGTTGATGAAGATGTTTCTTGTGTTAACCCACCATTAACAATTGATACTTTTGCTCTCGCCGAACCACCACCTGTACCTGTATTTGTAAATTCTAAATCATCACCAATTACATAACCTGAACCACCATCACCAATTACAAATTCTGTAATACCTCCACGACCAATAGCATCAACTTGTACAATAGCACCTTGACCACCACCAGTTACAGTAACTGTATCTGTTTCGTTATATAAACTACCATCATTTGTTAAAGACGTTGTATTAGGAATACCTGTAATAGTTGCTTTGATAAAAATATCATCTTCATCAGTTTCTGTACCTCTAATAGTTTCACTTATTTGAAAAGTACCTGATATAGTATCTTCATTCAAAATAAACTCAGTGACTTCATTAGCACCAATTTGAAATTTAAATGCATTTTCTATTACTGCAGTTGCACTAGATGTTTCACCTGTAATTGTTCTACCAATTAAATTTACAGTATCTCCTGCAGTGGATATAACACGTAATATTTTTGTTGTATCCCAATTACCATCTGATGCTCTTATAATATTTTCTCTAGGATAAATTGTTTCTGATTCTAAACCAAATAGTAATCTAAAAAATAATTCGTGTCCTCTATTTGTACCTTTTGCTCTGTAAACAGATTTAATATTTTTAATTAACTTTCTTTTATCAACACCATTACTTAATGTTTCAGGTAATGTATTTAAAAATTCATTTCTAAATTTTGTAAGAAAATTTGAGATTACTTTATCAGGATCTCTAAAATTTAATAAGTCTTGTATATTGTTTACTGGATTTGGTTTATAGTTATTGATAATTGCTGTTGCGTTTGAACTATTGCCTACTACTTGTTCACCATCTATAAACTTATCTTGTGCTGAAATATATAAACGACCATTATCTAAATCTTCAGCAAGTACAGTTGTAGTTGCGTTTGAAGTCTGACCAGTGATTGTTTCACCTCTTGTGAACTTACCATAAGTAGAACTTTCTAATATGACTTTATCACCAGCATCTAATTGCGTTCTATCTGTATCTAAACGTGAACCATCTAAAAGTAATTCGTTTGTTTGTGCTGTTTCAGTTTCTAATAAAATACCATCAGTTGTTTGTACAGAAGTTACTCCTAACTCGGCAGATTCCATAAACGTATAATACGTTTTTATAAACTCTAAAAATTTAGGGTGTTGTTCTAATACGAACTCTGGAACCTGTTGATTAATCAGGTTTGATATTTTATCAGTGAACTTTGCCATTAGTAATTAGATGTTGTTGTGTATCCTACACCAGCATCAGCAGAACCTCCAACAAAGGTATCTGCCTCTACTGTGATTGTTGAATTTGCTGTGTCTATATCTAAAATTTGATCTCTAACTGGAACTATGTCATTTGACGCAGGTTCTACAGTTATTTCTATAACAGAAGATGAAGCGCCTCTTATGTTTTCTACTGATGCAACTGTCAAAGAGTTAATTGTAATTTGACCTGTAGCATAGTTAACTGTTCCTTGTGTATTATTTGCATATGTTCTAACAGAACCTACAAAATAATATCTTCTAATATTTCCTGAACCATCATCATCTAGGTAATAAACGTTATTATCATTTGGAACTTTGAAACCTGATGTACTAATTACACCACCAGTACCAGATTTGTGTCCAGAGTGTGGATTAAAAATACCATTTCTAAAATAAATGTCATATCTTGTAGATGCACTTAATGTAGGTGTAAATGATTTTCTAATTTTTATACTTGTAACATTTGACAAAATACTTGTATCTGTGTCATCAATTAAACCTGTAACTTTTGAGTGTCTAAACACACCATCAAATTGTTGTAATGTATCTGTATTGTAATTTGTTAAAGTAGTTATAACATTTGATTTTAATGTATCAGCCGTTTTAGTTGTTGCTCTTTCATCATATTTTACAGTTGTTGTAAGTATAATAGATGTAGTTTCAGGATCAACAATTTCTGGTCTAACAGAAGCAACATTGTATTTTTGTAATTGAGTAACTATACTTTCTTTTGTAGTATCGGTAAGTGTAGAACCTGATGCTGCTTTAATCGCAATCTTTACTACACCATAAACTGGCGTTTCATCATCTTCTCCTCCCCACGCTGAAACTGATTGTGCGTTTGGATATAATTCTTGTACAAGTGTTTCATAATCACTTGTTGTAACTGCTCTATCTTGTCTTGCATATTGTAAAGGTGCATTATATCTTATTGACTCTTTTGTTTGAGCCTCTGCGCCACCTTGAGCACTTGAAACTGTTGTAATAGTAACATCTGTAAACCCACCAACATTACCTGAAAGTGTAAATGATGATGCACCATTTGCTTCTGCTTTGTTTGATACAATATATTCTAAAATTACAATGTTACCATCATCTAAAGATTTACCTATAATACCATCACCAAAATAAACTTCAAACTTACCTTCTTCACCTTCTTGTAAAAAATAAATTTTTGAAGTATCATCTAAAGAAGTAAATCCTGTTGCTTGTGTGTAAGTCGCTGTTGTAGTATCACTTGCTGAATTTTGTATTTGAACTTTTAATGTTGATGTATCTGCTCTATTATTAGGTATGATAAATCTTTGATCTGGGTCAGATGTATTTACTGTGTATTTGTAAGTTACTAAAGTACCTTCATAAACTGGTATACTAGAAAAATTATACACACCAGAACTTGGTGTAATTGTATGAGATGCATTTGTTAAAAATTGATAAGTTGTTCCATCTACTGTAGTTGTAAATGTTGTACCTTTTGCCATGGTAATCGAAGTACCACTTGCATTGTTGACTAAAATATCAATTGACGCTATTGGTGCCTTTGGTGATGTTGGTGTGTAACCTAACATCTTTGCTAATGACACAATATTTTTTCTGATGTCAGCACTATCAAGGTACATTTCGTTTGCCAACATATTAGCATTGAAACCTAGATAGTGTGTATTGTAAGCTAGTAAGTCTAATAAAATAGAAAAACCAGAACCTTCAAAATTATAGTCTTGGAACTCTGATTGATTTTGTAAAAATGTTTTTAAATTTGATTTTATTAAATCAAAATCTAATTCTGAAACTTCTAATTTATTACTTGCCATTTTATCTTAACCTTTGTAAAAATGTTTCAACGACTACAGGGTCTGTAACGTTTTTTACATTAAACGTAATTTTAACTTTTAATCTATTTGAATCTGGTTCGTCAAATAATTCTATATTTGTAATTGCTGCCCTAGGTTCATATGCAGTTAACACTTCACCTATTTTTCTTCTTAAAAATATTCCTACAATAGGTGTATATGGTTCAAAAAGCAATTCTCTAATACCACAACCTAGTTCAGGGTGAAAGGGTCTTTCATAATAATTTGTTTGAACAAGATTTCTAACACTTCTTTTTACTGCGTTTACATCTTCAACTTTTGGTATGTCATTTGTTACAATGTTTCTATTAAAATCTAAATCTAAATCAGAGTATATACGATTTGATCTTTTACTTTTATTACTTTGTGAAGCATCTATATTTGACATAACACTAATATTTATACACGATTATCCAGAAAACACATTAGAACTTCCAGTCGAAGCAGCATTAGGTACCCAACTACCGTGACCACCTGTTGCGTCACCAACTCTATGAATAGCGATACTATTTACTCTTACTGTAGAACTTCCAGCCACCGCAGGATCACCACAACTTGTTGTATCACCAACTCTAATCGAAGCAGCGCTGTTTATTCTAACATTAGGAGAACCACCTGTATATGCTGTTTGATGAAAAGGGTTAGGTGTTGGACTAGCGTGTCCTACGTGAACATCTAAACCTGATCTAACACATGCTGGCATTTATTTTCCTTGTGAGTTGTAAACTTTAAATGATCTTTTACGAGATTTGTTCATAGAACTCATTTTTACTCTTTTACTATTACCTTGTGATGTTCTTTTTGGCATTCTTTCGTGTGCCACATAACTTTTTGCTAATTTTGCCATTATCTACCTATTTTCTTTTTTCTTCCAAGAGGTAATTGAATTGAACTAACAATTTTTTTACCTTTTTTACTAATATATTCAAATCCGATCAATTGATTTTTAAAATTTTCTTGTACTGACTTGATTGCCTTCTTTAAACTTGTATTTTCTTTTTTTTCTTCTTGTCCTTTGTCATTCCAGAACAAAAATTCACGCATTTTTGCCATTTTTTTAAGCTCCATTAAATAAATCTTCGTTATTTGTTATTTTTTCTTCTTTTTCTTCGTGTCTGCAGTTACCACAACACTTAATTTCACCATTGCCGTCGTAATTTTTCATACAATCGCCACCACAGTGACAGTCGTGTCCGCAATTTTGACAATATTTCATAATTTTTTCCTTTTTTACTATATTTATCTTAAAATTTACAAGTGGCTTGAGCCGTGGTTGTTCTATTTTCAATTATATTTTTAATTTTGTCTTCTGTATTGACTTTTTTATCACTTGATTCGTTTTTTTCGCCTGATTCTAACTCAATTTTTGGGAAAATTTTACAATTTTCAAGTTTTTTTACGCAACCAGAACAAACCGTGAACAAAAAAAGTAAAAAAGTGAGTAAAATAAGGGGTTTTTTATGCATATTTTTTTGGTTTAACCTATTGACAATCGTATTTATTCCTGATATTATAATCGTATATGAAAAACAAAGGAGTAAACACTATGAAAAACAATATAGGTGACGAAATGAAAATCTTTAACAATCATTTATTTAGTATGAGTGTTGATGAGTTAAACACTACTAAAGATTTAATTAATGATTTGATTAAAAGTAAAGTTAAATCAATCTTAAAAGTTGGTATGA